ACTGAATCTCTTGTAATCTTGTTGCCTTTCTTATCAAGAATATCTTTTGACAAGTTCTCATTAGAATCTTTAGCCTTATTATACTTAGAAACGGCCATATCATAAGCAGCATCTATGTAATCATTAGACTTATCTGTTAGATCCATATCAGGAATAACCTTGTCAATAACAGCTTTCTTAACTTCAGTCGGGCAACCACATTCTGGCATCTTGTCACCAAGGATATCTTTACCTTCAGCAAGTAAAGAAGCTCTTTCAGTGACCAGATCATTAATGGCCTCATCACTTAAAATAGTCTTCTCCATAGCGTCCTTAGTTGCTTTCGATTTATCCAGTTCCTTTCCAAGCTTTTCATTTTTCTTCTTTTCTTCATCGAGTTCTTTCTGCATTTCTTCTTTTGACTTATCAGTCGTCTCCTGAAACTTACGAATTGCTTGAGCCAACTGCTCATCCTCCACAGTGTACTCGATGCCATCAATAGTAATTTTCATAACATTTCCCTTTCCCTTATCGTTTAAAATTCTACATTGTGACCCACATCTTCCAGCATCTACAATTGCTAAATGATTAGGTCTAATATTTGTCTGTATGTACTCGTAATTTGACCCTAAGTACTCTCCTTTCTCCTCTTTTAAATCTTGTTGATAACCTACACTAACTTCTATTTTTCCTTTATTTATTTTATCTATTAACTTTTTATCAGTAACAGTAACAACTCCTTTTACAAGAGTATTACTTTGCTCAATATTTGAGACCGTTCCTCTTTGTAAAGTTTTAACATTATCAATAGTAACAGCTTCTTTAGGATGATCTTCAGTTACCACTAAATTTGTGTATCCTTTAATACTGTCTTCATGGAACACTTCTTCAGGAGGTCTAAATACATTAATAATTTCATTAGCTCGATCTGTTAATCCTAATTCTTTACCTAAATATTTTTGAATGCCTATTCTAGCTAAATTAACGTTAGCTGTAAGAAATCCCGTAACATCATCAATTTTTGTAGAAAAAGATAACGATTTATCAAATACTATGTAGTTCATTTAAGCAGCCTCCCTTTCAATATCAATAATAGGGCTGTATGTACATCGACAGTTTATCTCTTCTCCAGGGTATAAATTCTTACCATCACAAGAAGAATAAAGACCTTTTTTTAAATTAAATTTTTTACCATTTCTAATTCGATGACATTTTCTTACAGACTCATCTTCCGAAGATCTCCAAATGCCTTCTGTAATTCCTAGACTTTCAGATCTTCTTTTCGTTAATTGAGCGTTTATTGTAGAAACTTCATTTCTAGCTATAGTCTTAATTCTATTAACAAGTTTATAATTTGCTCCGCCAGGTTTTTTTAATTTAATGTTGGGTATTGCTTGAATTTCTTTTGCTATTGTTTGATATTTCGCTCCACTAGCTATACCATTATTTACAATTGTTTCTATTTGTTTAAAATATTCTTCTGGAATAGATTTAATAAGAGATACATTATTATTAACGCTCGACTGTAAAAATTCATTAAGTCCTTCTGTCTGAATAACTGAACCAAGATCCACTCCTGTAGCTTTTCTAATGCTTTTATTAAATTTTTCTTCATTTGTTTTACTCGTTTCTTCCACTACAGTAGTAGATAAGTTCTGTGCAAAAGCTGCTATCAAAGTACCTGTAAACTGTTTATTCAATCTTTCAAAAATTACTTCTAAATTAGAAGAAACACTGTCAACCATATATTGACTTTGACCCGCTTTTATTACTGGCAAAATTTCTTTGTTAATCGACCGTATTAACATAAGACCCAGTTTATTAAGTTCTTTCCTATATCTTACTTCTATACCTTTTAAAGGTTTAATAGGAGGAGCTATTTTTTGAATCTTATTCTTCTTCTTTTTCCTTCGGTTCATTTACTTCCTCTTCTTCTTCTTCTTCTTTTCCAAATTCTTCTAAATCAATTTCTCTTTGTTTTTCTTCTTCTTGAACTCGATTCTCATTAATAGAAACGTATGTTCCATCCTCTGCTAATTGAGATAAAGAATCTATTTCAGTAATAACTCCTTGATTTAAATAGATATCATCTCTTTGAGCATTATTTAAATCCACCTGAGCTTGCTCAATTTCAGTAAGTTGTTTAAGTGGATTAAATGCAAACTTTAATTGTTCTTCAGACTTTCCTAAAGACGCCATAACTATGCTGTCTATCCACTCTAGTTTAGGTCTTAAATAGTTTTCTTGGATCGACTGAACATTATCATAATAGTTCAACATATCACTTTCACCTGTAGCATTTTGACCAGCAGGAGATTTGCCTAAGAGTCTAGTAACTGGAATGTCGGCAGCACCAGCTACCTTCTGTATAAACCTATCATCGATATTAGCAAGGTTTTGAAAGGTATTAGACTTCTTGTCGTATTCGTCTTCTTTATCAAGAGCAATACCATTAATGATACTCTTCATTTCATGAGCTAATTTTAATCGTTTAATAACTAACTCATCATTACCTTCGGCAACCAAGGCATTAAACTCATTGATTCTATATACATCTACGTTAGATTCATGGATAAGATTTGCTATTGAATTAGAAACCGTCTCACTATCAGAAACAGCCGCCCATAGCCTGGTAAATATTGAATCACCCCAAAAGTTTTGTTTCTCAGCTTCATAGATAGTTGATTGTACTCCCAGGAACTTAGTTAGTCTGGTATGATGTATTTTTTGACCATTTCTGGCTACTGTATAATATTCAGGCTGTCCAAAATTATCGGACATAATATCTCGATCAATAGCACCTGATGTAATGTTCCACCTATCTAATACCACGAAGTTTTTTAGCGTATCAGGTCTTATTCTTTCCATTTCCAATGGTTCTTCCGGATCTTCCCCGTCAATGATGGCTATGATAACAGAACCGCCATAAACCCTTGCCCATTTGGAGGCTATATTAACTCTATCCTTAACTAAAAGACATTTCATGGCTTCTTCAACTTCTGCCTTTTCATCAGCATCGGAAATTAAAAGAGTCCTCCATTTCCTAGTGGCATCATCGATAGGTATATCCACTATCTTAGCTGATAACCAGTTGTAGGTATAAAGGTTGTTTGCAATGGCTTGAGTTATGATAAAACCAGTTCCAAAAGTAGTATGGGTTCGGGGATCTTTAACAGTCCCCAAACCCTTCAATACATTCTCAAAGCCATCATTAATGACAATACTGTCTTGCATCAACTTAGATATTTTAGCCATCTATGAACCCGTATTTGGTTAGGTTATTAATTTCAACTGGAGTGAGTTTAATACCCTCAGTCTCAAGAAGATCAATTGAAATTGGATTAAATTTAAACTCAGGAACCTCAACAGAAAGAAGCTCAAGAAACTCTTTATTAAACTCTTCAATCTTTTTAGGCGGGACAACAAAATCACCATTTTCTTGCTCGTCACCTATCTTTTTAATAAGGTTTACTCTCTGAGTTTCAATATTTTTCTTTTCACGTTCCAGGCTATCTATAGCCCTTGACAACCAATAAGCAGTTTTTACCGGCAAGTTCGTGTTGTAAAGTTTTTCCAAAGGAGGAATGCACAAATGAATATCTCCTAAAGTAAGTTTCTTTGAATCTTTAACCGCTTCTAATGCCCTTTTTTCTTTTCCCATTTCCTATTCTCCTCTTTTAAATTTCCTTAATCGTTATTGATTAAGGATTATAATCTAAATTAACCCAAGTAGCTCCTGTGTAACCTCTAAAGTTAGACCCATCCCACTCGATAGCTCCTGCTTCTGCTGTATTTCTAGCCCCTACCTTAATCCCTTCTGTAAAGTCAACATCTCCATCATCCTTAATAAGCATTCGTTCAGTAAGAGAGGTAGTTCCATCTTCTTTGGTTTGAAAAGAAATTCTCGTTCCATGAGCAGATCCTGTCCAGGTCTGATTAGCTTCAATTCGAATAATAGCACCATAAGAGAAAGAAGTACCATAACCGATACCACCGAACAGAGCCAATACATCATTGTTTTGAACAGCAGCAGGGGAACCTTCCGTTCCTCTTGCGTGGTATCCTTGGAATTTACCTGAATCAGTAGAGGTGGTTGAATATACGTAAAGATTAACATTAGATGAAGAAGTATTAATACCTTCAAGCAATCCACCTTCTGTTATTGTGAATCGTTTTGTTAAAGTACCGGAATTAACAGGACAAGTATAAAACTCAATGTCAGTTCCTAAGTCAGTGGCTGTGTCAAATGCCTCAGCAGCTTTGAATTGTATTTGAGCACCAATACCCCATCCAGTTCCTCCATGGTATCCTGATGCTCTTAAGATGCCTATTGAATCATCATCATTTAACTGAGCAGGAGAAGCATTAGTTCCCCTAGATCTTGAAAGTTCCATAATACCAGCGTGAGCAGCTGTAGCTGAATAAGACCTAGACTCTATCTGACCATTTCCTGACTCATAATAGCTAACAAGATTAGATCCTATGTGAACTATGACACCGTCATCTTGAATTGTTAACCGTTTCGTTTGAGTGTTAGTATTTTCCGGTGTCGTCCAGAACGATAGTTCACAACCATGTTGAGAAGTTGCCCAAGCTTCAGTTGCAGTACCCAGCATGTAAGCAGCATCTATTATAACGCTATTAGCATACCCACCAAAGGCAAACTTACCAATGTCAGCCAATCCAGTATTACCAAAAGAAGCAGCACCAGAATCACCAAAGGCACAAACAGTTGTTATTCTAGTACTTGCCCCCTGCGATCCTGTCCGAAATAAAATATTTGTATTATGGGTAGAGTTATTAACCTGTAATGGATATTGACTAGAAGTAACTGCACTCACTCCACCAACTACCAACTGATTAGTACCTGATATAAAAGTTAACCCAGCATCTCCGTCAAATACTCCTAAGTTATTAAACTGAACTTGAGTGTTTGCCCCTCCAGGAGAACCTCCAACAGCATCAACATAAGTCTTCACTGCTTTTTCAGTGGGTATAGCATCATCAGAATCACCAGCAAGGGTTCCATCAATTGAAAATTCATTAACCCCAGTACCAGAACCGAGAGAGACTAAACCATCATCTGCAATAGTCATTCGTTTAGCTGCCACGTCGCTATTCTCAGGAGTAGTCCAGAAAGACATTTCACAACCAGCTTCACCAGTCTGCCATGCTTCCACAGCAGTTCCTAAAATATAGGCGGCATCAAGTATTAAAGTATTAGCATATCCACCAAATGAGAATCTACCTATATCGGCAGCAGTAGTATTACCGGTAGAGGCTCCACCTGTATCACCATATGCACAAACAGTGGTAACACTGGAACCTTGATTACCAGTCCTGAATATACTATTATTATTAGAAGCAGAGACATTAACTTGTAAGGGGTATTGGACACTAGATACTAAGTTAAGAGCACCGACTACTAACTGGCTTGTAGCAGTCAACCAAGCAAGCTCAGCATCCCCATCAAAAGCACCAGCAGTATTAAATTGTATATTGGTAGCAGCTCCTCCAGGTGAACCGGAACTCTGAGCTACCCAGCTTAACGCCCCGCTACCGTTTGTTTGTAAAACTTCTCCATTTGCTCCATCAGCGTTAGGAAGAACCCAAGCAAGGCTAGAGGCAATAGCATCAGGAGCTTTAAAACCGACATAGTTTGTACCTCCCGCAACAAGTTCAAGTAATCTTATTTCCCCTGTTTCACCTGCTCCGACACCATGAGGGTTAACCACAATAGCGGGTGCTGAAGAAGGGGAAAGCTCAACACTAAGAAAGGTTACATCATCATCAAGATCAGCCTTAACAGTATATAGCTCCGTGTTGTTAGCGTTTTGTTTTGTCCATGCATCACCAAAAGTATCTGTCTGAACAATTGTTTGTTGGGCCATTTTTTAGCTCCTATAGGAAAAATAATCTCGAACCATTGTAAAGTGGTGTATATTTAAAAACAACAAAGACTGTAAAGTCAATAGGAGTATCAGTAGTTGTCAAATGAAGCCGTAAGAAAGTATTTACTCCATTCTTTTGAGTCACTGTAAATGGTCTACTGATATTCCTGACATTAGTTATTGTTTCGTTAAGTCTACATTGATCGGCTATTGAGACTGAATAAGCGTTAGCTGCTGTTTTATCCTTTAAGAACATAGTTCCTACAGGAGCACCTGAGAGAACGATACCATCAGCTGTAAGATCTTCTGAAACAGTACCATCATAAAGAGTTGCATAAATAGCAGTTGCGTTATTAAGAGTAGTAACATCGGTAATAACAGCATACTGCTCAGTAATCCTAACAGAACCAATAAGCTGTAGAAGAGGAGCAACTATAGACCCTGTTCCTGTTACTCGAACAGTTTTGTTAATCTCTAAAATATTTCCATCCCAAGGATTATTACCTATCATTAATCATATTCCTTAATACTATAAAGAAATCCTAATATAGCCACGCCAGAGGCATCATATCCCGCCCTAGCCCATAGTTTAGTACCAGCTGGATATTTAATGCTTTTCAAAGGAAATACCGAAAGCACTGAAGGGTGAAAAGTCAAGGTGGTATAGTCATTAGCTGCTAATTTTGCGGCAATCCCTGAAGATTCACCACTTACAATTTGAACTATATAAGTAGCTGCTGTGACTGAACATGACTCAGGTACAAAAGAATCTAAAGCGAAATAACTTTTACCGGTAATTATTGGAGTGTCTCCACTTCCTAATATTTGTAACCAAGTACTCCAAGCTCCACTTCCTGTAGCTATTCCAAAAACATTTGTTCCTGTAGGTCCATGTTGTGCAGCTCTAGTAACTTCCCCAACAGGAGGAATAGCTTGCCCCAACCATTTTACATGATTAAAAGTATCGGCCTCTAAAATATCTACCTTAGAAGAGATACTAGTTAAATCAGTATTTATGTCGCTTATTTCATTACTGAGATTATCATTATCACCTATCATATTTCACCTATGCGTATAAGTGCCCCTCAAAAGAAACTGCTGTAGTAATCGTTCCTCCAGTACTATCAGAAAGCCTACAACTTATTCTAGTACCAGCAGGTTGTTGAGGAATTTGTATCCTGTTAGCATTTTCTCTCGATTGGTTTGTATTTCTTTGACTTCTGGTAGCTCCTATTCTTACTTCAGAACCAACACCACCTGCAAATATATCTACTTGAATTTCACTGGTAGCAGAAATGGCTGAAATATTTATCCAGTGAAGATCGAAAGAATGAGGAGTAATAGTACCAGCAGGAATTACCTCTACAATACTTCCTCCAAGGTTCCAGGCTCCAGCACCGGAAGTTAAAACAACAGAATCTGCGTGGTCAGGGTAAACGAACGCTTCACCATGGACATGATAATAACTGGTGTTCAAATGAGCTAATATTGAATTTAACCCAAAAACATAAGGAACAGATATTAAATCTGTTAATCCACCTATTGAATCTCCTCTAGTTGGTCCGATCATACATCCACCCTCACTCGTCCTCTGCCAGTTATGGCGTAAATGTAAACATCAATAGCAACACTTGAAGAAATAAGTTCATACCGATTATCAATAAAAGCAAGTACTCCATCTGACTTTAAAACAGGAGCAGCACCTCCTGTTAGTCGATATGTTTGTAAATACTCATAAGGCTTCTCGGTAACTTTATGTAGAACCCCTGAGGTTACATTAGTTGCTACTTTAGTCCATTGGTCTTCAATACAATCTACAAAAACAGGGTTAGCCATGATTCTTACTCCTCATGATACTCATAATGGTTTCCATCTTTCCATTGTCCTCCCCATCTACCACCAATAGACTCCCAAAAATCTCCCAAGGGTTTATGGTCTTCTGTTTTAGTTAAATAAACTCCATCTTTAAAAAGGTTCAAGTCTATTGCCAATCTAATATAATGATTACTATTGTATGCA